TCAAACGCCTCTCTTTCCTTATTCAAATCTGTCATGCTGCTGCTCCTTAGCTCGGTCTTTTATTGAATTTGTCGAACGTTGCCATGAACTGATCAACACTGAATTGAATTGTTTTCTTGGCATTGTGCGGTTCAAATTGAGCAGCATATAAAGCCATACCAAGCCACATTACTGAGAATGTGAAAACCTTTGCTGAGTCTTTATCTTGGCTATTCATTTCATCAACCATAGGCCCAATAATTTTCTTAAAAATCTCTTCTGCGATCTGGTCAGAAGTACCGCTAATTGTGTTTAATTCGATTTGTTTCATGCTGCCACCTTTGCCTTAATGCGCTCTTGATATAACTTTGCGTAGTACTCTTGAGCATGTGGAATTTTGTCTTTGATCTTCTGGATCATTGCTTCGTCACGTTTGTAGGTGACAGTTGTTAAACGTTCTCTAAGATCGATACGCTCAACTAAATCAATTAGCTGTTCTCGGTCATCCCAATCATTTGTAAGCTCGACAGGGCAAGGGAGTAGCCAGAAATCAACCATTGCTTGTTCACAGTCGTAAAGCCACATGTAGCCTTGCATCTGCCAGTCATAACCGGCTTTCTTTGCCTTTTCTTCTGCTTCATCTTGAAAGAAGGGATGAGTACCAATATCCCAAGTACATTTAGTGTCGATGATCAACTTGTTATTTAGGTCAAGAATGTCACATTCACCAGTGATTAGTTCATTTTCCAAACGGCCTTGATGTTTTAAGTACTGACGAAAACGAACCTTGCCAGACAGGCTAATTGCAATTTCTTCAAGCGCATTACCTTTAGCCGTGTACTGGTTTCCTTTGAAAGACTTGAACGTGGTCAAGTCCTCCTTAACGATTGTTCTGATCTCAGTCTTAGCTGTATCGCTAAGAACTGAGCCTTTAGTTTTAGAGTCGCCTATAAGCTTATTTAGGCTTGAGCATCGGAATAGCTTCATAGTGCATTTACCTCAGCTATTTGTGCATTAGTAAGTGCATAGCCTTCTAATACATACTCTTTAGTAACTGCATCGGCTTTGATCTGCTCTAAGAGAACCGGGAACTCGTTGTCTGGTACAGTTGGTTTAACTTCCTGAACTTCTCCAACTTCCTTCACAGTGACATTTTTAAACCAGTCTTTAGGTGAACTCATGCCATCACGTAAGCTAGTGAAAATCTTGCGAAGCGCAACGATATTGGCTGCTGTAATAGCATCAAGACGACGCTGAATGTAATCTTCAATGTCTTTCTTGGTGACGTTAAATTGCTCAAAGGCAACAACAAGTTTTTGTACAGCTTCTGGTGAAGTATCAGCACTTGCATGGATTGTCTTTTCGCACTGATTAACAGCATCATCAATCACATCACCCGGTATTACACCTAAGATGCATGCACGTAGACGACGAGCGCCATTATTTGCAACCAATTCATAAATATCGCGTGGATCTGTTAATTTTTTAGATCCATTGCGTGTATAACGAATATGTGGAACCTGAAAAACCTTTGTTTGACGGGTATTTGTTTCAACATCCCAAGCAAATGCTTCAACCGTAGATTCGCCATTTTCAGAAGATAATTCGCGGATACCGTACTGAATATTCCCCCAATTCTGAGCAAGCATTTCTGCAAGCCGAATTGATGGACCAGTTACTGAACTACCACCACGAGCATAAGAATAAACAGCCGATTGAGCCAAGCCGGGACGCTGGCAAGCATTCATAATCCGGTCATAAGCTTCAATTGGGTTTCGTGGGAACTGCTTAGCAATAACTAAAGCAGCTTGAACCTCTGCAATTGCACGTTGACTATCAGATTGAACTGTAGACATTGCTTGAGTTGTAGGAGCAGCTACTGCAAAAGGGTTCTGTCCTGAGTGTTGCACTGGCGCATTCATAATCTTCTCCTAATTCTTTTCTACTGGGCTATTTGGGCGTTCCATCCAATATTTAACTTGGATAAGTAGAAGCTCTTCACCACTTGAGTTTGAAGTCCATAAGGTTTGCTCTTCACCGAAGTCTTCACCATTCTCACCATAAGGCCCATCGACATAATCAGTATTTAAAGTTCCTTCGTGGATGATGTCGTATTTGTCTAAAAACAGAACTCTTACGCCTTCTTCTGGTAATTACTCCTCACAACTAATCCACTCCATCACCCACCTCTCAACTCATTTCTAATTTCAGCCAATCTTTTTAACGTTTCACTTAGGTAGGCGATTTTTGTCTTAATAGAGAACTGATCACCTAGCTCTAATTGGATTTGTTCAGTACCTCGGCCCACATAACGCAAGTGAATCCAATTGCCGCCATCAGTGATGACTGTATCTTTCTCACTAGAAAGTGGGAGCAGGGCATTTACAGAATCTTTAATAAGAGCTTGAAGTCTTGATACTTCGATAATTTCAGGATGTGCATTCATGACATTCACCATGGAGCGCTTAAATGCGCTCTCTAATCCCTGATTCGATAAGATCTTTAATCTCAACTACGTCTAAACGATGAACGTAAGCTAAGACCTCGCCATCTTCGTCATAAACGCGAATGTCTTTAATCTCGTTAATTTCAACTTCACGCCAAGCTTGATAGCCGTTGCCATCAATTGAGTACTGAGCATCAAAATCAACTTCTAAAGTGAACTTTTCATTTGCAGTTTGAAGTACTGCTTGTTCATTTTCAGGGTCGATTGATTCAACTTTGAAAGGAGCTGCAACCGTTACAGGTTCTTTGTTAGCTGGGGTAAATGCATAAGCAGCAGTTAGAGCACTAACTACTCCTACGAATCCCATGGATTTGACTATGTTGGCTTTTATGTTCATACTTATCTCACTCGTTGAGTAGCCCCGCATCCGCCAAGATTGTTCGGGGCTTTTTAATATTCGGTAGAGTTATGTTCAACTAATTGAACATTAATGTCAATACTTTGTTCAATAAATTAATTAAAAATGTTCAATATTCTGAATTCATGCTTTAATAGACAAAAGAAAACCCACACGGGGTGGGTTAAGCGTTGCTAATTTTGTATTTTAAAAATCAAATTCTTCTTGTTTGGTAGTCTTATGCTCAATAACTTCCATAACCTCAAACTCTGTCTTAAGTTTTGTATGAGCTAAAAATTGGATGGTCTTTAGCTTAACCTTAAGTAAGTCGCCCTTACCAAAACGAAGCAATCCAGAATCAATCTTTTGCAGAAACACCTCATCAGTAATAGAAGCATTAATTGTTGAGCCGCCATTATTGAATCGCCACTTGTTTTTTTCCTTAAATGATATTGATTCAATTTGCAAAAAAGTTTCTGTGATGCTTTCGCTCAAATGATCATCAATGTCCTGAAATTTAAAATACTCAACTTCTTTTTTGTCAATAAATAGCTCAACATTTTCATCAAGCATTTCTTTTACAACATAAAATGAGTCAATCCCATCTTTGCTTAGTGGTTCTAGCATTTTTTCAATATCGGATGCAATCACCTTGCTTCGGTAAAGACGTAACGCTCTTTTATCAACTTCTAAATATTCAGTTTCAGTGTAAAAGACTTTTGCATGATCAACAGTTTCCTCTATCTTAACAGGAGGGTTGCCTTTCAGTTTTTTATAGATTTGAATTACACCAACAGTAGCACCCCCAAAAAAACCAACCAATCCCAAGATCCCACTTGCGTTTGCTAAGGCCGTTGCAGTAGGGCCAACTAATAGATCTTTGATTTGATTCACCCAAGATAGGTGCTCAACAAATTCTATTCCAAAACAACCTGTTTTAAAGTTTGCTTTGACATTTAATTGAATTTCAAGCTTATCCCCATTGATCTCTTTATTGGCATGAGTCAAGAGGTCACTTATAGCCATCATAGCAGGCGCAAGATCTCGAACATCCATTAGGTGTTCTTCTAATGCTTTGCCATCATAAACTACATGGAATTTCTCACTCATAGCATCATCATCAATCAGGTCTGTATTGGTTATTGTCATAGTCTAACAGTCTGTATTTTTAGTTTCATCATGAGTTTGACATTGGTTGTCGCACCACTTTGCCCGAACTGTTATAAAGTACTGTGTCGGGTTCACAGCTTATTAATCTTTGGTGTTATTAATTTTCTGCCCAAGCTTTCCTTCTTTTACCAACTGCACGACCTGCTCATTAGTAAGCACAGGAATAAAGACTTTGTCGCCAATATCTTTAGAAAGAATCTTTACTTCTTCAGCGGTTAGCACCAAAGCCTCACCATGTTTCGCAGCATCATTGATGCGAGCAATAATCTGGTTGATTGGTAGTTTAGAGTTGTCCATAAGTCTTCCTGTGATTAATGCGAATAAGGATGTTCTTGTCTGTGTTGGCTAGGCGGTACGATATCTGTAATAGCTGTAATACTTTCAACTTCATCCATGTTGAAAGTAAGGCGTTCACCGCCATTTACTGCAATAAGGCTTAGTACATTATTATGGATTCCAATAAATTCTTTAATGGTACATCTCCCATCCTTCAGGCACACCTGAACGAATTCAGTCGGCACTAGCTCAGCATCAGGGTCGCATACAACATACCAACCATTGCGAATTGCTGGAAACATTGAATCTCCAGTTCCCTTAATTCCGTAAGCTCTTTCACCACCCGTATGTGTTGGAACATAGCCATCACCAGCATTTCCATCATAACCCATATCGGTAAAATATCCATCCATGCCCATCTTAGAATAAGCTTTAACAGGCACATATCTTTTTTGAACAGGGAAAGGTTTAACTGGAGTTTGAACAAACTTAACAGCATCTTCGCTATCCGGAATATTGTACTTCTGCTTAAAGGCTTCAATATCTAAGTTTTTAAATTTTGCTTCATTAATTTCTTTGGGCTCTCCCGCACCAGTCGCCAACCAATCAGGATTAACTCCTAGAAATTTGGCTGCTTTTATTAGATTTTCTCCTTCCATTGTTTTTGATCTGCCTGATAACCAATCGCTTACAGAAGGTGGCTTAACACCAACTGCACGAGCAAGATCAATACCTTTAACTTTTTTAGGTGGCAATATTTCCATTGCGTATCTCAAACGTTCAGCAAGAGTGTTCATAAAATATCCTCATAAAGTTAGGCAATCCTAACACAAAATTTATTAGGTGTCCCTATTGATTTTATATTAGGCATACCTAATAATTGTGTGAGCAAGGAGAATTAAATGAATGATGCTCAACTTATTAAAAAATTAGGTGGAGTCAACGCTGTTGCAAGACTTCTTGGAATAACAGCTGCATCCGTATCTGGATGGAGTTCAATACCTGTCGATCGAAAAATCAGGCTTGCTGTAATAGCTGAGGATATGGGGGTATGTACACGAAAAGAGCTTTTCCCAGATACATACCAAGATATCTGGATCGAATTAAGACCCGCCAATAGTGAATTACTCAATATTGATTTATCAAAAAATTAAACCGCCATCTGCTGTAACAGATAGCGGTCTGAATATCGTATTTGGAGCGAACCAAAATGAATGAACAAATCTTAGCACAAAATTCAGACTGTGCAAGCCCATATGATGATGAGGATCAAGTCCTTACTCAATGGCAAATTGATCATGATGCTTATGTTGAAACGATTGATGCTTATAGAGAAACACACAGGGATCTTGAAAAAGCTTTAGGTATTGAAAAGGACTTTGACAAAACTTCTCATAGCGCAAAGGAAATCATTGAAGACTTGCGAAAGAACGGGCACTTGTACGCACTAATTAACCGCTTTGAAGATGCCGTAATCAACCGTCTAAGAGCAAAGGATAAGTTGTAATGCATTACTACGAGCGAAATATAGGCGACTATTACCGCAAGGCTGGAAGATTAAATATCTTGCAGCATGGGGTTTATAACTTGCTCATGGATGCCTGTTACGACCGTGAATCGTTCCCAACGCTTGAAGAGGCTATTGAATGGGTATGGGCGGAATCTGAGGAAGAAATTGACGCTGTTAAATTTGTACTTAAGAAGTTTTTCAAATTAAATGAGGACGGGGTTTATATTCAAAACCACATTAAAGAAGAGCTTGAAAAGTATAGAGCCTTCCTTGCTAAACAAGCAGAGAATGGCAAAAAAGGTGGTCGCCCAAAGAAAAACCCAAAATATGATTCTGGTAATAATGGGAATGATTTTGATAATTCTGGCTTTAAAAATGAAAGCCAAGAAAACCCAAATGAAAGTGAATTAAACCCAGAAAAACCCAAAGAAACCCAAACAAAGCCTAAACCATCTAACCATCTAACCAACGAACCATCTAACCAAGAAAATAATATATGTCCGCCTAACGGCGAACCTATGTCTGCTGAAAAGCCTAAAGAGAATTTAAAAAATGAGATTCAAGAGGTTTTCGAGTTTTGGAAAGTGACGTTTAACAAGAATAATCGAACCGTTCTTGATAACCCGCGCAAATCCAAAATTCAAGCAAGACTCAAAGAGGGTTACACGGTTGAAGATATCAAGACAGCTATTGTTGGGTGCTCTAAATCTCAATTCCATATTGAGGGCAATCATACTGATCTAACGCTAATTTGCCGCGATGCAACCAAGCTTGATCACTTTCTTGCCATGTCTAATCCAGCACAGGTTGCTATCCAACCACAAACTGAGGATGAGCAACCAGCACCCACTCAATACAAAGTAATTGAAGGGAGATGGTAATGGGGTTTAGTTCAAATATTCATGATGTGAATATGGAGCAATGTGTACTAGCTGCTCTAATGACCACAGCTTTGTCACTTGAGACAATTGGTCAAGAATTGGATGTTGAATGTTTTTATTCAGATCGTCACCAACAGATCTATAAGGCCATTGTAGAGCTATCAGAAAGCAACTGTCCGTATGACGTGGTAATGGTGAGTAACCACCTAAAAGGCAAAAACGTTTTGCATTTGATGGGTGGGGAAGAATACTTAATTCAACTTATGCAAGATGCACCGAGTAGTTTTTACAACGCTGAAAGTTATATCACTCAGTTAAATAAACTCAAAACACATCGAAGAATTGAGCAGATTGGTTTACGTATTGCTGCAATGGCGAAAGATACAACTTTGCCTGATGTATTTGTTGAGGCTGAAAATCTTCTTGGGCAAGTAGATAAGGCGGATGATGCTGATATGGGGGCAAGTTTTGGAAGTGCTCTCGATAGTGCCTTAGAGCAAATGATTGACAAGTTTGATAAGCAGAGCAGACACGAAACAACAGGTGTTAAGTTCAACCTTAAAACACTAGATGAGATGCTGGGAACCGTACAAAACGGTCATTTTTGTGTAGTTGGTGGTCGCCCCGGTTCTGGGAAGTCAACTTTAGCCCAAATGATGGCAATTGATACGGCAATGCTTAAAAAAGAGGGTGTCCTTTTCATATCAGCAGAAATGGACAAAGAAACACTTTCTAATCGTATGTTTAGCTCACTTAGCTCCATCCCATACAACAACCTACACAATGCAACACTTTACGATGGGCTGCTAAAAGAATATGCAAATTACAAACAAGTTTATAGCGATCTGCCTATCTGGATAGAGCCAAAGCAAAAACCAAGCATTAGTGAAGTAAGAGCATATGCAAGGAGAGCTAAGCGCCG